GTCCAGAATATGATGACATGTTCATCATTAAATTGGCTATGCGACTTAACCCGCGTTACGGCCAGATCATGCACCCTGCATCTATGCAGACCCTTAAAGAGGTGCAGACTAAGTTCAGTGCCCGGTACAGTCAATCTACTACACAGATGCCAGCAGAGAATGGGCTCATCTATCTCACCCACTGGCAGCGTTACTGGGGTTACGGTGCTTGGGGTCCGTACTATGGTGATCCGAATGCTCAGTTCCAGTCGGGTTTTCCTTATTAATGCCATACAGCAAATCCAAGGAAAAGCGTCTTGCAAGAAAAGTTCACTGGCCCGATCTCAGGTATGGACCTAACGGGGAACAGAGGCTATTCTACTCTGCTGATGAAGTTCCATTAGGCTGGTCTGATAAAAAGTATATCCCATATATAAATAAACCGATCATACTTCTTAATAGAGACGAACTTGTGGCTGAACTGACTAAACGTAATATTAGAATTGATCCCACCTGGGGTACCGCACATATGAAGAGGCTTATAGACAGTGACACAAGTACCGCTCGGTAAAGGCGCTTATGAGCGTCTATATGCTGGAGCACCAGTTGTTGAACTGCTAAACCGTTGGTTGGAGGCTAATCCTGCTAACCTGCGGGAAGGTACTTCTGTGCTTGCTCGTCCAGGTACTACTATCATTGGTGATGCACTTAATCAAGGTTCATTCACCGGTTATGGTGCTATGCGCGGTAATTACGCTCTTAGTGGTCTTTTCAACAATAACTTATTTGTTGTCTGTGGTTCTAACCTCTATATGTTTACTGACAATGGTAACGGAACCGTGACCTCTACTCTTATTGAGGGCACTATCAGTGGTACCGGATATCCAGAGGTTGCGTGGCAAGCTGGTGCTGGTTACCAGAGACTTTGGATTTCAGACGGCCTTCTTCTTCAATATTATCAAGGAGAGTCTGCCGCCTCGGGAACACTAACCCTTACCGGGACTATTGTTAATGGAACAGATAAGTTTGAGGTTGGCGGTATATATTATGTCTGGGGAACTACCTTTAGCCCTTCAGATGCGGGAACATCATCTAACCCATTTGTGATCAACCCAACCAGCATTGCTCTTGCACAACTTGCACCACTTGATCAGGCTGTTTTAGCAATCACAGACACTGGAGAAGCTGGTACAGACTATAGCTCAACTATTGCTGGTCCAAATACCTTAGTTACTGCTGCAAATAATAGCGGTAACAGTCCGGCCACATCTATTCAAATTTCTGCGATAACTGTTGGCTCAGGCGGAGACTCTATTACTTTCACGATTGTCGGTGGTACTGCGCTGTCTGTTACAGGTAGCGGCACTTTGCAAAATGGCGGTATCCAAACCCTTCTTGGTTGCACAATGCCTAATGGTGTTGCTCCTGGGTCCATCACCCAAGTTAGTTCTTACGTAATGGTTGCTCAAGCGAATAGCCAAGAATTCTTCTGGGTTAATCCTGGAGAGACAACAATTGATCCCTTCAACTTCGCGTCTAAAGAAAGTTCACCCGACCCGATCATCTCTATGCGAGCTGTCGGGGATCAGGTACTTATTATGGGCAGTAAATCAACAGAGAACTGGTATGCCACAGGTAATCTCGCAGCACCTTTCGCACCTATTGAAGGTCGCGTTTATGCGCGTGGTGTTATCGCTGGAACCCCTGTTGTGGTTGACGATGGTATTATTGTTGTAGGAGACGATGGCCGAGTATACTCTATCGGTTTCCAACCAGGGGATGCTACGGACACTAGCTGGGGTGTGAATAGGATTTCAAACAATGGGATTGAAGAGCGTGTTCGATATCAAATTAGACGTGAGGACGGATTAACACCATGACAGCGATTTGGCTAGATAGCTTTGATCAGTACGGCACTGGTACGATTGGCCAGACTAATATGCTATCTGGCAATTATGCTAATATTGGTAGTTGCGCGCCTTTGACCCCAAGTTTTGGGGCCAGAACGGGCCAATACTGCATGGGCTCTATTAATAATTCACCTAGTTTGTATTATACTCTACCTGCATCTTTAACGAATATGTTTCAATCTTTCGGTTTCGCCGTGTCCCATCTTGCAACAGAGTTCGGCACAATCTGTGAATTTATAGATGGCAGTGCTAATGTCCTATTTGCTTTGCAATATACGCCTACGGGTGCGATTCGGCTTATTCAAGGCGGTACTTCGAATGTTCTTGGTATCACGTCTGGTCCTGTTATTGTTCCTGAAAATTGGAACTTTTTTGAGATGAATGTCAATACCAGCACCAATACATTTACTCTTCGTGTTAATGATGCTACTGCCAGTAATACCCCTGTCCTGACTGTGACAAATTCTGATATCGCTGGTACAATAGCTCAACTTGGCTATATGCAAGATCCTGCATCATTTCTTGATGATCTCTTTATCCGTGATACAACGGGTTCAGTTAATAATAGTTGGCTGGGGGATAGGCGTATTGCTACCCTTCTAGCAGATGCAGATACTGCAACAATGGGGTGGACGCCAAACTATTATCATCAATTGGGTGCGGGTATTCTCACTAATACCGCAGGAGGCGGCCTATGGGTGACCAATGGTACACCGCAACTACTAGGTACAGGCGACTTCACTATCGAAGGTTTTGTGCGCTTCCAGTCACTCCCCACGGGCACGAATAAGGCGGTTATATTTGGTAAATGGGATGAGACACACAACCAACGTAGTTATCAACTATTCTTAGGCTCAACTGCGCTAAATAATGGTTGCATCTGTTTTCAGACGTCTACTGATGGGACAGTCTCGACAGTCGTGCAACCAATTGTGTATCCATGGACACCCGCATTAGATACGTGGTATCATGTGGCTATTGTTCGTGCATCTGGCGAAGACCTTCTATTCATAGACGGTATTCAGATGGGGCTGCCAATTGCAGACACTGCAGACTATTTTGCTAGCGGCACTTATCTAGGTATTGGTGCTCAGGCTGAATTGTCTGGTTCACCGCTTCTTAGTGGCACTACACTAGAAGGCTGGTTTGATGAAATTCGCTGGACTGTGGGTCATGCTAGATATACTGCTAACTTTACTCCAACTACTGTAGAATTCCCTAGAGGTTCTAGTGATCCTTACTGGTCTGATGTGGCATTTCTTGCTGGTTTTGATAGTACTATCCAAGATGAAAGTAGCTACACTTGGTCGATTGGTACTGGCGGTTCTGTTCAATTTACAACAAATGATGGGCCTACTGTAGGGAATTTCTCTACCGTTAGTAAGTCTGTGCCTGATGATAATACATTCATGACAGCACCATACATTGCCGCCACCAGTATTCTAACTATGACTGCCCAACCTACCGCCGGTAATACTGTTACTGTCGGTACAAAAGATGGAACCACAGCAGCTGTATATACATTTGAGACTAGCCTCTCAGCAGCCTTTCAGGTTCTGATCGATACCAGTCTACAACAAACATTACAAAATCTATATAATGCTATTAATGCTGGTCCGGGTGGTGGTACGAAGTATGGTACAGGTACAACATCTAATTATGATGTGAATGCTGTACAGCTTCCCGTTGGGCAGTTGGAAGTGATTGCTAATCGTTCTGGTACATCCGGTAATAGCATTGCCACAAGTGCTTCTGGCATTACCGGTAGTTGGACAGGTTCCACTTTGTCTGGTGGCCTTAATATCCCGGGGCCATCAAATTTCAAAGTTCAACGTTTGCCCCCGAATACAACACTAATTAGTGCAGTGCAAATTGTAACTCGCGCCTCTAAGTCAGATGCTGGTGCAGGAACATTTAACACAGGATTTATTGGAGCTCAGGGTGGTCAGGCAACTGGCCCGACACACTCTTTGACAATTAGTCCTGTATTCTACAACGATCTTTATGATGTTGACCCAGATACTTCGGGACCGATCTCGCCCGTTACGATCACTAATGGGGCCATCCAGATTAATAGGGACACCTAATGTATGTCGGATGCATACTCAGCTACTGCATCACAGCTTATAGTACTTGCCGCAGAAGCAAAAGATAGTACACCCACTAAAGTTTCTAAAATTTCTGCCATTGCAGCTACAGAAGCTGTAGATACAAGGCCACGAGTATCCGATGTACTTCTCTTAACTGCCTATGGGCCACCACAAACGAGACATGCTTATGATTCACAACAGGTTGTACTCGCTGCAACAGCCGCTCAGGAAAGTAACGTGACAACACAAGTCTCTGATGCAATGCTTTTAGTAGCTTATGCAACTGCTGTACCCAGTTCTTCGGCTCAAGCTGCCTGGACTTTTGTGATGGATGGTCACCGCTTCTATGTTCTACCATTGGGGCCTGAAGGTGATTGGGCATATGATTTTACTACTCAAGAGTGGTGTCAACTTCAAACCCAAGGTTTCCCAGGTATGAATTTCACGCATGGTGTCATGTGGGGGCTTCGTGTTATGGGGGGTGATGCGCTCTATACATATCTGTATGAGCTTGATCCTACGCAACCACTGGATGAACAGTGGCGAGAAGTTGAACATATGGTTACTGGTGGTATTCCCACGCGTACCCGTTCAATGATCGGGGTAGCTAATTTCACTCTCACCGCCTCTGTTGGTGACGACAGTGCAGATGATATGTCAATTAGTCTAGCCTTTAGTGATGACAATGGTGTCACATGGTCCCAGGAATTTGATTTACCACTAACTGATCAAAGTACTCAAATGCTTATTTGGAATGCTCTTGGATCATTTGCCGCCCCCGGTCGAGTCTTCCGTATCACGGACTATTCAGGCCCAATTCGACTGGATGGTGCTGATGCTGTTCTGACTATTGGTACTGGCGCAGACAGCGGTATTGAACAAGACGGACAGAAAGCACAATGACCCAACAAGTTCAGGACCTAGGGCCACTTACTTGGAACGTACCTATTGTTACTAAGAATGGTGGTCCCACCCCCGAATTTCAGCGGGCATGGAATACACAGCGCAATAATAATACCCAGATCGGTACTGTTGCATTTGGATCGGGAGCTCCTACAGGTTCACCTGCAGATGGTGCAGAATATATAAATACTGGGACCACACCATATACTCTGTATATCGGTAAAGGCGGTTCTTGGACTCAAGTGGGCGCTATTAAATTTACAGATCTATTAGATGCACCACATAGTTATTCGGGTTCTGGCGGTCTTATTACTCGTGTTAACTCGGGTGCCACCGGTCTTGAGTTTGATAGCATCTCAGCTATCTTAGACTCTATTGGTGCAACTCAGGGGGATGTTCTATATCGTAGTGCATCTGGATGGGCAGTCTTAACACCGGGTACATCTGGCCAAGTCTTACAAACTAATGGTACTGGTGCTAATCCTACCTGGGTAACACCTAGCGGTGGTGGCGGCGGGGCCTTGACATTTCTAGATACAATTACGACTACGAGCGGTCAGACGAGTATCGCCTTTAGCTCATCAGTTATCCCGGCAAGTGGTTATTCACAGTTGGTATTACGATTTAACGGGAACTCGACTCTCGGTTCACAAGATACAATTAATATGCAATTCAACGGAGACACGGGATCAAATTACAACTACACGAATTATCGTCAGATAGCCGGTTATGGCGGTGCAGGGGGCGGGAATAATAATCAGTCATCTATAGTTGCTGCGTATACTTTTCCCCCTGGAAGTCCGATTTCGATTGAAAGTGAGATAACAATATCTTGGTATCTATTACCACTCATAAAATCAATACACGGAATGGGGAGCGCCTATGAGCCTTCAGCAAGTTTTTCAGGCCAGTCTGGGTGGGCACTAACGGTGAGTGGTGGTTGGAATAATACGGCCGCTATCACTAGTATTACAGTATTTCCTGCCTCGGGTAGTGCATTCACCACTGGATCAATTTTCAATCTTTATGGTGTCCAGTGAGCATCATAGATGTACTTGACCCTAGGCTATGGTTAATCTTTTACTTAATCGTTGTGAGCACCGCCCCTAGATGAGAACCTATGATGCTTTTAAGATTGCGTTAGCAATTAAGCACTTTTTAAAGACAGAAGAACAGGTTGACCCAATTGAATGGTTGAGTAAACCAGAACATATTGTCTTAGAGAATGAGTACGGTGATTTAGCACTATTTGAATATAGTTTCCCTATTAAGAAAATCTACTCCGGTCATTACTATTTCAAGTCTCGTGGTAAGCAAGCTATTCAATCTGCAA